GCGGCTCGATCTGCTCCCTGATACGGTCCCAGAATCGCCATTGCTCGGCAAAGACGTCGAGCCCCTGCTCCCTGGCGCGTCGTGCGTTCTCTTCCAGCATGCGAGTGTAAGTCGGACCAAATGCCAGGAAGTTTTCTGGCTCGACCGGCAGATCCCGCAAATGCTCGGGCACCCGAGGGTTGATCTCGCCATTCTTCAGCCGGTACTTGCCGCCGATGTGCTTTGTCGAGTCAGTGATGATCTGGTCTGCATCCCACGGCTCGCCGCCTTCCTGTTTCATAATGTCATCATGAGATCTGACCTTCTTCGCGCCATCTGGGGGGAGCTTGTCACGATTGGACTTTGCCCTTGCAAGCGCAGCCTTTGCTTTGTCTTTGGCATCCTCGCCCTTGGCGTTGTCGAGCTTCTTCTGGGCCTCTGCGACCTTCTTATTCATCTCTGGGATTCGCTCAATCTGCTCATTCCACAGCTTCACGCGCTGCTTGCGGATCTCTGGACCCTGCACTGGGTCGCCCATCAGGACGTCGCGGAAGTTGCGCGCCATGTGCCGGTCCATTGCAGAAATATCCGCTGTGCCAGGGTCCTGCCAAACGGCGCCGAAGCTCGCAGTCTTCGGTGACAGTCCACGTTGCACGTTGAGGATACGCTCGGCGAACTGCTGCCACGGCTCGTCGCCCTGACGCTTGAAGAAGTCAGGGTTCTGGCGGTACAGCTTCGCGAACTCGGCAATATTGGTGAGATCCACGCTCGAGCGCATGCCCATGCCGCCGGTTTTGGCTGACTGAATGCCGAACTTCTTCCCGATTGCCTTGTCTGCTGCAGCTCGCTTCTTGCGGTCGACCTTGGCGCCAGGCTCCCAGTCGATCATATCGGCAAGCGCGTCGATGTCCTCGGGGGTCTGCGCTCGCATGCGCATGTTCATCGCCTGGTTTGTCAGCAGCGGCGTGTTCGGTGACTGCATGCCGAACATGATCCGGTTGAACATGGTCGCTGGGTCATCGAGACTGCCGGCGCCCTCGGGATTCGGCGTTGTCGCTGCTGTCATCCTGTTCTGCAGCTGTGTCTGGAAGGCGTCACTCATGTCGTTGGCGTTGTACGCCTGCGACTTCAGCCACATCTGGTCCGCCAGGGTCAGCGGCTTGTCAGGATCAAGACCGCCAGGAATCATGAACTCGTTGCCGGTTTCGGGGTCCACCACGCGCTCGGGGGGCGTCAGTGATAGCGTGTCTGTGCCGTACTGGCGCCCGTACTCGGCGAGCTGCTCGTCGGTCATGTCGGCGAGGCGTGGGCGGTCTGTGACCGTCTCCCTGCCGGCAAGCAAGTCGGAGACGCTGGCGCCCTCTTCTCGCAATGCTGCGGCCCGTGCGTCTTTCGGGATGAACGCCTCGCTGCTGGGATTCATCAGGTTGCCCGTGTACTGCTCCTCGATGCGGGGCAGATCCTCGACGCCTGCCTCTGCGTTGATGCGGCTCACCTCGTCAGGGTCCAGGATACGGTTGACGCGGGTCTGTCCACCGATCACCCAGTTACCGGCGACATTCGGGCTCGTGTTGTAGTCGTAGCTGCCGCCATAGGGGAGCTGGTCCTTGATCTCGGCAGTCGCCACGTTGACGCCAGGGCGCCCCTTCAGTGTTTCTGCACGACGCAGCGCCTCGGCATTCCAGTTGACGTCATCAGGCATCGAGACTTCTGCCCAGATCTCGTTCGGCATGCGGATGTTCGGCTTGCGGAACTCCTCGGGCAGCGGGAACTTCTCGTTGACTGCGTCACGGCGCGCCTTGTCTGCCTTGCCCTTCGGATTGATGTTGAGTCGCGCATACTCCTTCATGCGCTGGTCGTTGACCGTCTTGCGCGCAGCCAGTGCCTCCGGTGAGTAGCCGCCGATATGCGATGCGAACGGGTTAGAGCCGGCATGCCAACCAGGGCGGAACGCAAGCTCGCCGAGCTTCGACTTGACCTTGCCGCTTTTCGCCTGCTCGCCAATTTCTGCGTCAAGCCAGCGGTGCATCGGCACCTGGGTATCCGCCTCGACGAAGAGAGGGTAGAAGTTGTCGGGGTCGCTGTTCTTCATGCGGAACAGCTTGTATGCGTCCCGTGTGCGCTCTGGCGTGTAACCCTGGGACACCATGAAGTCTTCTGGGTTGTACCCCTCCATGCCTTGCTGTGGTCCCTCACGCAGCGCCCTGGCGATCTTCTGGCTCCGCTCAAGCTCACCCATCAGCTCGTTGTGGCGCTTCTTATTGACGCGCCCGATCTCGAACTGGTCAGCGCCGAGCGCGTCCATTTGCTCTTTGATCGCAGCCATCTCGGGGTTCTCGGATGGCATGCGGCGCAGGTCGATAGGCAGCTCGCCGGTCATGTCCCAGCCGGTCACTCGTGCGATGGCGGCAGGATCTGCACCACCACGGGAAAGCTCTGTCGCGCGCTCCAGGCGCCTCAGGTCCTCCATGGTGGCGCCTCGCGGTCCCTGGGGTCTGGCAACCTGCGGGGTATCCGGCATGCCCTCGCGCACGGGTCCACCGATCTCGATGTCGAGCCCCTCTCCCATGTCCGGTGTAGGCGCCTCTGGGGCCACCTCCGGCGTTCTGGGCGGCAGTGGGCTAGATGGTGCCTCGACACCTCGCAGGGCGTCAGAGAGGCTCCCAGCGGCCTCCTGTGAGGCATCCAGGACCTTCTCGCCGGCTTTCTGTACCTGGCGGGTACTCAGGAACGGGAAAGCAAGACCGGCAGCCGCCATGGCGCCCATGCCAGGTCGTCCTTCCTCGATTGCCTGGTTGAAGTAGTAGGCATCGCTCGCCTCACCAATGCCAGGCATCATCTCAAGCGCGTCACCGATACTGGCGCCCTCGTCGAAGAGCTTGGCGCCCAGCTTCGGGATAGCAGTTACCGGCGTCCAGGGCAGGTTCTCGTCGATGGCATTCATCGCCGCCTTGCTGCCAGGGAGCTTGGTACTCCAGACGTCTCCGATGTCCTCTCCGAGCTTCTCTCGCGCTCTCAGGGCGTACCCAAGGGTGCCAGGCGTCTGTGCCCGTTGCCCGTGTGAAAGCTCACGCGCGAGCTTCTGCTTGCGAAGCTCCGCCTCGCGCCTTCTGTCTGCGAGCATGTCGCCCATGCCGTAATCAAATGCCATGTCGATTTACCGCCTCAATGATTGTCTGCAGGCGCTCTCGTTTCTGTTGTTGTGCGCGTTCGTATTCGTGTCGTTGCTTGTCCTTCATGATGTCAGGCAGATCCCCGACAGCGAAGGTCCCAGACGTCGAGCATCGCCCATCCGCCTTGATCTCAATCAATTTCCCCGTCTTCGGGTCCTGCCGGTAGCGGCGCTTCATGGTTGCCCCGTAAACTGCGCTGTGATGACCTTCTCGCCGGCTCGGATCTTCGCCTTGGCCGCCTCTTCCTGGATGTTGAAGTGCGCCTGCGTCTGCTCCCTGCTCGCATCTGCTGCCTTCTCGGCCTCAAGCTCCGCCATGCGCGCCTGCGTCTCGGCCTGAATGCGCTGCATGTCTGCCTGCGCCTTGCGCTCGATCTCCGCCATCTTCTGCTGGCCCTTCATCTGGACCTCTTGCATCTTCGCCTGCGCCTTCACCTGCTCTGGATCTGGACCCTGCTCCTGGGGCTGCTGCTGTTGCTGGCTCGCAGCCTCGATAGCCTTGTCCATTACCGTCTCAATCTGGCGTGAGCCCCTGAATCCAGACATGCCGATCTTCAGCATCTCGAGCAGGAATGGCATGGAGCCAGGCACCTGGGTCGCCATCGGTGCAGCCGTCTGCATGAATCTCGACAGCCCCTCGAGGTACTCGGTGCGCTCGTTGCGCAGCTTCGCGTGGTCGACAGCGGCAATCTGCTCGCTCTCGATCTCGACGCGGTAGTCGAGGAAGTGGGAGCGCAACAGCTGGAGCGCCGGCTGCGCAAGTTGGGCATCCACGGTGAACTGGATGTTCGACCGCTCAAAGATGGTCTGGTCGTCGAAGTGCTTGACGATGACCTCAGCTTTCAGCTTCTGCAGATCAGTGGCGAACTCGACGAACTGCTTCTGGATCTCCTGCACCCGAACGGACCCGAACTGCGCCTTGATCATCTGCTCGGTCGCGGTCTTCATGCCCTCGCTCGCGGCGCCTCGCATGATGTCCGACATGCCGGTGATCTGGTACAGCAGCTCGATCAGCTCCTTGCGGTACTCCCTGAGCTTATCCATGGCATTCACCACATCGACAAGCGGCATCCACACTACCTGCCCCTGCAGGCCGCCCTTCTCGGCGAATGCTGCCCAGTTATCCACGGGAATCAGGTCATTCTCGACGCCCTCCTGCAGCATCCTGCGGAGCCCGTCGCTGCTCTTGTCGTAGACGCCCACCGCCTTCACCGCCTTCTGCAGCGTGTTGATGCGCTGCGTCAGGTTGTCGATCTCCAGGTACTGGTCCTGCGCCATCAGGAAGTCGGGACGCGGGATCAGGTTCGATGTCGTCAGGTTCGCAAAAAGGGGCTTCGGGCTCGGGAAGAATCCCTCAAGCTCGAGCGGATCTTCCATCTCGTCGAGGATCAGGCCGGCGCCCTTGCTGTACCAGTAGACCATGCCCGAGTCCTTGCACCAGATCTCCCAGACCTCGGACCGCTGCCAGGGGTCATCCTTGATCTCGCTGTTCTGCTGCCCTCGGGCGCTGCTCTTGCTGTACTGCAGCAGCTGCGCCTTGTCACCGAACCGCTTCTCGGCCTCGTCCTTCGTCAGGTAGGCACGGTAGGCAATCCACCGGACCTCCGACCACACCCGTGCCGGCGACCACAGGAAGTCTTTCCAGTGAACGTAGTCGACGACGGCGTCCTCGAAGGTCTTGACCTCCTCGACCATCATGTCCTCGGTGATCTCCACGCCCTCGGGGATAGGCTGCATGCCCATCTCGCCGAGCATGCGCTCCTCGAACTCTGCCTCATACCTGACCCTTGCCACAGCCAGTCCTGCCAGCAGGCGGTCGCTCAGGGCGTCGTAGAGGGCATCTCGGTAGGTATCCCCGTCCAGCTCGATGTCGCTATTGAGAAGGCGCTCGAGCATCTCGCCGGCAACTCGCGCCTGGTCATCGTCAGCATCGGCGAATCGCCTGTCGACCTGGACCGCAGGCGTCTGCCCGTAGAGCATGGCTCTCTGGGTCTGCACGTTGGCGCTGAAGAGGTTCAGCTTGCTGTCGTGGCCTGTGCGGGTCCGCTCGTCGAGGAACCGCTTGACGATCTTGTCGCCCTGGCTCCACCACTTCTTCACGTTCTTCGTGGCTGCGTCGATCTCGACCTGCCACCGCTCGTGCTGGCCCTTGGCGTCTTTCTCGAACTGCTCGTCTGACTCGATGGGGTTCTGGCTCATATTCTGTCGCTCCTGTTGGGCACTGCATTCCACAGGACCTCAAGCTGGTAAGTCTTGTCTATGCCCCGCGCCAGTGGCTGCTCGGGCTTGACCGGTGTGCCGGCGAAGTCCCTGGCGCTGAGTGCCAGGTATCGAAAAGCGTCCGCGCTGTGGCTATGCTCGTCGTGCCTCGGCTGGTTGCTGAAGGCGTTGTTCTTCTGGTTGTAGAGCCGGCTGTACAGGCGCAGATGTCGCAATCCTACACGGGTCGTGGGCTCGTTGAAATAGCACTTGGGCAGGATCACGCGCACAGCGTCGATGCCCTGCTGGATGGACAGCTCTGGTGCAATGGCGCAGGGGAAGCCATGCTCGAGCATCTGCTCGATGGTGGATCTCCCTGTCTGCAGGCTTTTGGCGCGCGCATCATGCGGCAGCCAGATCTGCTCGTAGGTGTACCCCTTGCCCTTCAGCAGCCGTGCCCAATCTCCCAGGGTGCGTCCCTCTGCCTCGTCGTGGTCTATGATGGCGAACCCGCCAGGTCGGGGCTGCCAGTACCAGATCGCCGTGGAATCACGCCATCCCAGGTCGAAGGCAGCATGCACCTTCATCTCGGGCTCGTGCGGGAAGTCTCCGATCTGCTCTGCGCGCTCCACCTCGGTGAGGATGGCGCCGTAGTAGCTGCCTGACTTCGGTGCGTTCCAGCTGCACTCGATCTCCTGCTCGAAGACCTCGGGGCTCATCTGTGCGCGCATCTCCTCGATTTCCTCCTCGTCGAGGATGTTGGTCTCGGAGTGGGGCAGGTACAGAACAAACCAGCTGTCGTGCTGCTTGGCGTACTCGAACAGGTCGCGGAAGTGGTTCGGGCCCTTGGGAGTGCCGGCGAAGGTCGCCCAGCCCTTCATATCCGCCAGTGCAGGCCGCAGTACCTCGTCGAACAGCTGCTTCTTAATGTCGGCGTACTCGTCGATGGCGGCGCCGTGGTACTTGTTGCCTCGCAGCGTGTCGGGGTTGTCAGCGCCGTGCAGGCGTATCCGGGCGCCGTTGATGAGATCCACGCGCAGCTCGCTCTCGTACTTCTTCACGGTGATGTCTTGAGTCATGCCGAGCAATATGTCCCACGCTATCGCCTTTGCCTGCG